TATCAATCTTTGATTTAATAAATAAACATAGATTATACGATATCTAACACGTTTTTAGACGGAGAGTTCAAAATGTCTCGTGGAGATTTACAAGAAATGGAAGTAAAGACACAGCAATCCAAAACGGCTGTAAACAGTGGAGCTGGAAAGGGAGATCCTATGCCAACTACACCAAATTACGTTCCTGATGGTCAAGGCGCTGTTGAAGATCTTGGTGGCCCTACACCTGAGAACTCAAAGCCTGATGACGATTCTAACAAGCTTAAGACACCTGATAAGACTATTAAGCAAGTTAAGGATGTTATAACCAAGAACGCTGGGAAAGCAGATCCTATGCCAACCGCACCTAAGTATGCACCTCAAAGCGAGGAAGCAGAAGCAGATGAGGCTCAAGAAGTTGTCGCTGAAGAAGAGACAGTGGAAGAGGAAGGTATTGATCTAAACGCAGCAATCGAAGAAGATGTTAACGCACTTCTTGCTGGTGAAGATCTTTCAGAAGAGTTCAAAGAGAAAGCAAAAACAATCTTTGAAGCTTCTATCAATGCAAAGATCACTGATATCGAGAATCAACTTAATGAGGAATACGAGAAAGCCCTCAATGAGCAAGTTGAAGAAATTAAACTTGAACTCACAGAGAGAACTGACGCATACCTCGAATATGTCGCAGATGAGTGGTTAAAAGAAAATGCCCTCGCAGTCGAGAATGGAATCAAGACTGAGATGACAGAATCATTCATGGAAGGCATGAAAAAGCTTTTTGAAGAACATTATGTAACCTTGCCTGAAGATAAATATGATGTCCTAGAAAATATGGTGGACAAACTTGATGAAATGGAGACCAAGCTCAATGAGCAGATAGAAAGAAACGTTGCACTTAACCAAAGACTTGGTGAGTCAACTGCACAGACTATCTTTAACAACGTTGCTGAAGGACTTGCAACTTCTCAGAAAGAGAAATTACAAACCCTTGCAGAGAGTGTTGAGTTTGAAAGTGAAGAATCCTATCGTGGAAAAATCGAAACACTTAAAGAATCATACTTTGGTTCTAAGAGCACACCAACTTCCACAGCGTCCGCACCTCAAGAACTCAAGGAAGAAGCAGAATATGTAGAGCCAGCAACTGGATCTATGGCTGCGTATCTTGATGCACTTGGACGTATGAAATAGGAACTCGTTAATTTTAAACTAACAACCCTTATAAAACGATGCAACAAAACATCAATTACCAAGCTCTTACTGAAAAGTGGGCTCCTCTACTCGACTATGAAGGAGTAGATGCAATCAAGGATCAGCACAGACGTAACGTTACTGCTGTTCTTCTAGAAAACCAAGAGCAAATGCTCAGAGAAGAGAATGCTTTCCAGTCATTGACAGAAGCATCTCCAACTAACTCCGCTGGAACAGGTGGATTTAGTGGTTCTGCTGCTGCAGCAGGCCCTGTTGCTGGTTTCGACCCAGTTCTTATCTCATTGATCCGTCGTGCAATGCCTAACTTGGTCGCATATGACCTTGCTGGTGTACAACCAATGAGTGGCCCAACTGGTTTGATCTTCGCAATGAGATCCAGATTCACTAATCAGAGTGGAACTGAGGCTCTATTCGATGAACCAGATACAGCGTTCTCTGGACAGAACTCATCACAAAACCTTACATCTGGATTTACAGATGTTGCTGCTGGTTTTGGTACAACTTCATCTCCAAACGGAACTAACCCAGGCGTTCTTAACCCTGTAGGTTCTGCAACAACAACTGACTACTCTGTTGGTCAAGGTATGGTAACAGGAGACTCTGAGGCACTCGGAGATTCTGCTTCTAATGCTTTCCAAGAGATGGCATTCAGCATCGAGAAAGTTACTGTGACTGCGAAGTCCAGAGCACTCAAAGCTGAGTACAGTTTAGAATTGGCTCAAGACTTGAAGGCAATTCACGGATTAAACGCTGAGTCTGAACTCGCAAATATCCTTTCAACAGAGATACTTGCAGAGATCAACCGTGAAGTCATCAGAACAATTTACAAGTCTGCTGAGCAAGGTGCAACAATCAACACTGCAACCGCTGGAACATTCGACTTAGACACCGACAGTAATGGTCGTTGGTCAGTTGAGAAGTTCAAGGGACTTCTATTCCAGATCGAAAGAGATGCGAACCAAATCGCACAAAGAACTCGTCGCGGAAAGGGCAACGTGGTTCTATGCTCTGCCGACGTTGCATCAGCTCTTACAATGGCTGGTATTCTTGATTACACCCCTGCACTTAACGCTAACTTAAACGTTGATGACACTGGTAACACATTTGCTGGTACATTAGCTGGTAAGTACAAAGTTTACATCGACCCATTCGCTGCAAACAACAGTGCTGATCAGTACTACGTTGTAGGTTACAAAGGCACTAATCCTTATGACGCTGGATTATTCTACTGCCCATATGTACCACTACAGATGGTAAGAGCAGTGGGACAAGACACATTCCAACCAAAAATTGGCTTTAAGACTCGTTACGGAATCGTTGCAAACCCATTTGCCGAAGGTAACGTATCTAACCAAGGTCTTGGAAGACTTCTATCCAACTCAAACAGATACTACAGAAGAGTTAAGGTTTCCAACCTTATGTAATTCAATATTACAATCTTACAAAGAGACCCAAATGGGTCTCTTTTTTTATGCCTATATAATAGACAGTGCATAATGTAAAATTATGAATACATGGAAATGGATATCTTTTGGTGTGGTTGGTAGTCTTTTTGCAGTGTCACACATTGGCATGATAGGTTACATCGCAACCAGAGAGAAGAGTAAAATCCCAAATATCAATGTACCAGTAGGCCCCTATACCTCTTATGTTGTTCAAGCAGATGAAGAAGGATATAAGTTGAGTTATACTGCCAATGATCCCAAGACAGCATACATCACTAAGGACATCAAAGAGAAGGGTGGATTCTTAGGACTTGCAAATAATACTACTAAGGTGGTAGAAGAATACTATATGGATGGTCAGATCAATCAAGGTGGCCCTGTTTCCAATCATAGATCATGGTTAGATGGAAGGCCTGGATTGACACAAGATCAATCAGATGCAATAAGTGCCGCACGAAAAAGTGAGGCCTGTGTTAAAGCAATCGGAAGTGCAGAAGGCACAGGAAGACTTGTGGGCACTTCAGTTGGTGCAGCTGCTGCTCCTACTCTTAGTACTATTCCCTTTGTTGGTTGGGTCGCTGCTGGCTGGGTGGCTATGTTTGGTGGTGATCAAGGCGCTAATATAGGTGGCAACATGGCCGAAGACCTCAATAAAAACTGCTAAATAAAAGTAAAACGTCAATGGCGGATCAATTTTCTGTCTTTTCTAGGCAAGTTGCGAATAGAAATTTCCTATCGCCAGTTGGATTTAAGTTCAATTTAACTAAAGCACCAAAGGTAGATTTCTTTTCGCAGTCAGTTTCAATACCAAATATTAATCTAGGAGTGTCTATTCAGACATCTTACTTGAAAGATATCCCTGTGCCTGGCGATAAGATAGACTATGCAGACTTTGACATTGAGTTTTTTATTGATGAAAACTTGGAGAACTACCTTTCGATAGAGAGGTGGATGAGATCATTAGGATTTCCTCAGTCTATTGGGGAAAGTATTCCTTTGAATCCAAATGAAGAAGATCTCATAAAGAGTGCCAGATCGGATGGAACTATGTTAGTATATAATAGTAGTTTCAATCCAGTTGCAAGAATCAAGTTCAAGGACATGTTCCCTGCATCTTTGACACCTGTGCCATTTTCAGCTAATGCAACTGATATAAATTATATTATGGCGACAGCCTCTTTCAAATATACTATTTTTAATGTGGAGAGTTTAGTAGGTAATGAATCTTGAGTTCATACAAGGACTTTGGGATAAGGATTCGGTTATAGATAATGAATTATTACACTCAGAATCTACAAAAACACCAGCCTTACACGCAAAGTATTATAAAATTTACACCAATATCCTGACATTACAGAAAGCTCAGGAGACACAATTTAAAATCCTAAAAAAAGAGAAGTGGATATATTATAGTGGCAAGGCATCACCAGAGGTGTATGCAGAAAAACCGTTTGACTATAAAGTTTTAAAGGCAGACTTAGACAAATACTTTGATGCAGACGCTGATCTCATCAAATGCACTGCAAAGATAGAATATTATCAGATCATGTTAGATTATCTTGAGAGTATTCTTAAGATCATATCGAATAGAACATATCAAATCAAAAATGCCATTGAATGGCAAAGATTTACGAATGGATTATGAGTGATCTTACCATCTCTAAAAAGAATGAAGTACATCTTGTAGTAGATGCAGAACCTCACGTTCAGCAAGAACTATCGGATTATTTTACTTTTGATGTTCCTGGCGCAAAATTTATGCCACAATACAGGAATAGACATTGGGATGGAAAGATAAGATTGTTTTCCACTGCTACAGGTGAAGTGTATGTGGGATTACTAGATAAGATAGTATCATGGGCAAAGAAAGCCAACTACGGTGTGAGATTCTTGGACAATGATACATACGGAACCCCATTTGAAGAGAATGAAGAGATATCATTAGAAGGTGTAAAGGATTATATGACTGCAATTTCTAGTTTTAAACCTAGAGATTATCAGATAGATGGCGTATTTGATGCACTTAGAAACAATAGAAGACTAATTATATCTCCCACTGGATCAGGCAAGTCACTGATGATCTATGCTGTGACACGTTACCATGTAGGTAGGAAGAGAAGAATATTACTTGTAGTTCCAACCACATCTCTCGTAGAACAGATGTACAAAGACTTCACTGATTATGGTTGGGATGTAGAAAAATACTGTCACAGAGTATATTCTGGTAGAAATAAGAACGCACAACAACGTGTAACAATATCAACTTGGCAATCTATCTACAAGATGGATAGACAATGGTTCTCTCAGTTTGATGTAATTGTAGGAGATGAGGCACATCAATTCAAATCCAAGTCTCTTATTAATATCATGTCAAAGATGAGAGATACAAAATATAGATATGGTTTTACTGGTACATTGAGTGGCACACAGACTCATAAATGGGTTCTAGAAGGACTATTTGGCCCGTCTTACAAAGTTACAAAGACATCAGAACTACAGGCCAAAGGACAACTGGCAAAGTTATCCATACGGATTATACTACTCAAGCATGAACCACGCCCGTTCGATGAATATAGAGAAGAAATGAACTATATCATAGAACATGAAAGGAGAAATGAGTTCATTAAGAACCTCACTTTGACTCTAAAAGGTAACACCCTAGTCCTATACAGTAGAGTTGAAGCTCATGGTGAACCATTATACAACTTAATAAATAATAGCGTAGAGAATGGTAGGAAAGTATTTTATGTACACGGTGGAGTGGACGGAGAAGAGCGAGAACAGGTTAGATCCATAACGGAGAAAGAATCAAATGCAATCATTGTTGCGTCTTATGGTACTTTTTCTACAGGAATTAACATTAAGGCCTTACATAACGTCATCTTTGCATCTCCTAGCAAGAGTAGAATACGCAATTTACAAAGCATTGGTAGGGTTCTAAGAAAATCTAAGGACAAAACCCATGCAATGTTATATGACATAGCAGATGATATTACATTTAATTCCAAAAAGAATTATACTTTGAATCATCTGATAGAAAGAATCAAAATATATAAAGAAGAAGATTTTAATTATGAACTGTCCCACATCAAACTAAAATAAGATGGAAGAAGAATTCTACGCATCAGTTAAATTAGTATCAGGCGAGGAGATCTTTGGAGAGGTTATGCCTTCTGAAGAAAATGGTCGCACGGTTTTGATTATTAGTGATCCTGTGGAAATCGAAACAGTTAGTATGAATGGATCTCACGAAGGACTCAGAATGATGCCATGGTTGAGAAGTATGCCAGCAGAGGGTATAATCATCATACCTATGGATAAGGTCATAACCGTAGTCGAGGCAAGGGAAGACTCCGAGGTCGTCGCCTATTATCAAAGATTTATTATGACAAACCTTCAAGGAGGTTCATCTGAAAAGATTAAAGTGACAAAGAAAATGGGATATGTAATCTCAGTCGAGAAGGCCAGAGAGAATCTTGAGAAGCTATTTAAGAAAGGCTCTGAGCAAAGCTAAGCAGCTAAATTGCTCTTGCGCTCTGACAGAGCTATTGTACATCTATTTCATAGACTTGTCAAGCGTCTGGTTTTATGGTATACTTAAACTAACAAAAGAGGTAATATAAATGCCCGCAAAAGGTAAAACTCGAAAGAGATCTGAACATTATGTAAACAATAAAGAATTCCTGTATGCCATTGTACAGTATAAGGCTGACGTAAAAGAGGCAGAGGAGAAAGGAGACCCTAAACCTAGAATTACAAACTATCTTGGTGAGTGTTTCGTAAAAATCGCGACTCACTTGTCATACAAACCAAACTTCGTAAACTATATGTTTAGGGAGGACATGATATCCGATGGCATCGAGAACTGCGTTCAGTATATACATAACTTCAATCCAGAGAAATCTACGAATCCTTTTGCTTACTTCACTCAAATCATACACTATGCTTTCCTCAGACGTATACAGAAAGAGAAAAAACAAATGGAGATCCGTGAAAAGATCATTGAGAAGTCGGGGTATGATGAGGTTATGCACGTTGATGATGATGGCGGCTATTCTAGCGATTACAATTCAATAAAAGAAGCAGTACAAACAAAGATGAATCAATGAAGCTGACACAAGAACTAATTGACCAGATACAAGAAGCAATGCTACACACTAAGAAAGATGGTAGTATTAACTGGAAAGATGATGATGAAGTTGTAGTTCAGTTGGCAGGGACATTTGCTGCAGACAGGTTTATTGTTATTAAAAATAAAACAAAAGATCCAGTGGTATCTGCTGAACCACATCCTCATTTTGATTATGAGAAGAAAGTCTTTACTAAAGATGGTAGAGAAGAATACATGAAAGAACAAGCGGAGCACAACAACAATGAAGATAGCGATATAACTGATACTCACTTCGGAGGTAGAAGGGGTAGTAAGATATTTCATGACTTCTTTCAA